GACTATACTTTTTAATAATATTTTAAATATTATAATAGATAAAGAAGAAGCTTTAAAAAGTTGGGCACAAGTTTACACTGCTTCTTTTAAAGCATGGTTTGGTGATTGGGAAAAAGGAGAAGGTTCTAAAGTAATAGATACTAATGGAGAACCATTATTAGTATATCATGGTACTGGTAATAAATTTGATGAGTTTGATAAAGTTCTAAGAGGAGAAACTACTGGAAGATCTACTACAAGAGAATTTGACTCTGAAAATGCTTTTTTCTTTTCTAATAAAGAAGATGTTTCTTTTCATTATGCTATAATGGCAAGACAACAAGAACTAGATCTTATAGCTAATACTCTTTCTGAGCTAGGATGGTCTTTTACTAGTACAGAACAGAAACAAAAATTATATAATAATTTAAGAAAAGAGTCTCCAAAATTTGCTAAATATATAGATGATTTAAAAAGCAAAGGTTTAAATAATGATCAAATAAAAGAAAAACTTAAAGACTTAACTAGAATTTATACTAAATTATACAGTGATTATGGTAAACCTGGTAGTATAAGTAATCCTAGACGTTATTATAGAAATGTAAAAGAACATGTTTCTAGATTAATTAAAAATAAAGAAAATATACTACGAGGAAATTACGATGTAAAAAGTATATATGATGATAAAACATTAAGAACAACAAATAAAAATGATAGATTCTTAGCTATTTATGATGATGGACTTATTGTTTTTGATTCTGAAGCATATAGAGATTTATCTAGTTTACAAAGAAAAAAAATTACTGACTTATCTTCTAGTGATTTTGATAAATTAATGGATGCTTTTTTAAAAACAGTAAAAGAAGGTGAAGAAAAAATAGCAAATGATTTAAAAAAAGGAGGATTTACTCCTGAAATAATGCCTGTTTTTTTAAATGCTAAAAATGTTATTCAAAAAGACTTTGAAAGACAACCTTTTGTTATGCAGATGGATGGAACAGGAGCAGCAAATGAAGCATCTAAACTCACTTTAAAAGCTAAAGAAGAAGGTAAAGATGGTGTAGTATTTGAAAATATCCAAGATCCAGAAGTTTCTAATAATTATGGTGTATTTGAACCTAATCAAATTAAATCATTATATAATAAAGGACAGTTTTCAGAAAAAACAAATAACATATACAATCAATTACAAGATGTACCAGCATCAAGAGCTTCTAAAGAAACAATAGAGAAGGTTAAGAAGGTGATTGATCAAATGGGTGTCAATGTTGTTGCTCTACAAGATTATTTAAAAGGAAACCCTGATGTAAATGCAAAAGATGCTACAGCACTTGCAGATCTTGTACAAGGAATAATTGCTATTGCTGAAGGCAAAGAAGATGTTGCTCTTACAGAAGAGATGGTTCACATTGCTACAGCTATTATAGAGCAAGTAAACCCACAGCTAGTTACAAATCTTATTGGTAAAATATCTCAATATAAAATATATAATATTGTATTAGAGAAATACAAAAATAACAAAGCATACCAACTACCAAATGGTAAACCAAACATTCGTAAGATAAAGAAAGAAGCTGTAGATAAGTTAATAGCAGAAATGATTATTAATATGTCTGAGGGCACTACAGAGTTTCCTGAGCTATTAGATAAAGAAAGTAGAAACTTAGTTCAACAAATGTGGGATGCTATTCTTTCAGCTATTAGATCTTTATATGGAAGATCTGATATTGATTTATTTCAACAAACAGCTGAACAAATTTCTGAAGGAAACCTAGGAGCTAAATACTACAAAGAAGCTAAACCAGGTGTAAAAGAACTCTTTAATGATAATCCTGAATTAGCTGATATAGGTACAGCAGAACAATACTCTGCATATCTTGATTCTATATTTCCAGATAGTAAAGTGAAGGATATTGTTTATCATGGTACTGATAAAAATAATATAGAGTTTATAAAAAATAATACTGAAGGTTATTTTTCTAAAGTTAAAGGAGGAACACCTAATGCAATCTTTTTTTCTAAAGATATAGCCCCTGAAAGTTCTGTTTATAATAGAGCTTTTAATGTACCTGTTATTTTAAATTTGGAAAATTCTTTTATTAGAGATGATGAAGGAAACAGAGATTTTTATCCTGAAGATTATAAGACTACTATTAATGCTGCAGAACAAAATGGATATGATGGAGTACAAATATTAAATACAAATGATAACTTTGATACTGATGTATTTGTAGTATTTAATCCAGAACAAATTCATATACTAGGTAATGAACAAGATGTAGAAGCATTTAAAACTTTCATGGAAACTGCTCCTGCAGAGTTTAAAGGAGAGGGTGTATTCTTTCAACTAGAAGAAAATCAAAAAGTAAATGAAGCATTTGAAAAGTTTAAAGATATGGATTCTAGAATGAATCTTCTTGATGCTACAGAAAATGAAAAAAGACATTATACATATGATCTTAAGCGTTTACTTTTTACAGTTACAACATTAAAGAAAAAGAAAGATCTTAAAAGAACAGATGAAGAAAAGTTATTAGATGATCAGAAAAAAGCATGGGGAACTGAAGGCCATAATTTTTTAGAAAGATATATCAAAAAAAATCTTATCAGTAAAGATGGATATGCTTTAGTAACTCCTAAAGAAGAAGAAATAGCTACACCATTAAACGATGATGTAAAAAAATCTATAATCATTTTTGCAAAAGAACTTATAGCATCTTATCCAGCAGGAACAAGATTTTTAGTTGAAACACAAGTAGCTAATTTAAAAGTAAAAGGTGGTATTGGTTCTAAAATTGACTTCATGGCTTTTGAACCTATTAAGAATAGCAAAGGACAACCAGATGTTAAAGTGGATATATTAGACTGGAAGTTTACAAGCTTTAATACAGAATCTAATCTAGACATTCCTTGGTATAAACAAGATGAATGGAAAGAACAAATGGGAGAGTATACAAAGATTGCATATAATTTAGGTGTAGAAAGAAATCAATTGCGAAGAGCAAGAATGATTCCTTTTATAACAAACTATAGATATGCTATTAAGGATAATAAAGCTTCAGGACTTGTTGCACGTTCTGTTGAAATAGGTAAAATAGATTCAACAAAAGAAACAAATGTTTACTTGCTTCCTGTTCCTGTTGATTTTGAGTCTACAGGAAATGAAACTGTTGATACATTCATATCTAGTCTTAGAAAGTTATATGAAAAAATGTATAAGTCTGGTACTAAACCAGAAGAAAAGTTTTCTAAAAATTTAAAACTAGAACAATTAAGTTTGGCTATTAGAAACCTACATTTAAAACTTAACTTCTTTCCTGTATATGATGTTGCTAAAACATTCTTAAATGATATGGAGTTAACTATACAAGAGTTTGATGGTATAGATTATAACACTCTATCTAAAGATGAATTAAATACAAAACTTGAAAAGCTAATAGAGTATCAAAGAAGTGCTGAAAAGTTTACACAACTAAGTGATGTATATACATCATATATACCTAGAGAGAATATGTCAGTTGAAGAATTAAAATTATTAAATAATTTTGATAGACTTTCTGCTGGAATAAAAAGAAAACTAAAAGAAATATTATCTCTTCAACAAGAATATGTTTTTCAAAAAGGATTGAAAGAAGGAATAGTTGAAGAAGATAATGCAGAAGATATATTGAAAGCTGAGAAGTTAGTTTCTAGTTTAGATAAAAACTTCTTAGAGAGTTCAAAACTTTCTCCATTAATTATTCAATTGGCAGCTAAGGTTTATTTAAAAGCTAAAAATTTAATCAATGTTAATTTTAGTAAAGTTGCAAACAACTATTCAAAAATATTAATCCCTTTAGAAGAAGAAGCAAAATTAAAAGGCAAGACAGCTTTTGAAATGATTGGTTCTATTACAGAAACAGGACCTAGATTAATTAAGAAATTAGATTCTGATTTTTTACAAGCAATCAAAACTGCTAAAGAAAAAGGAAACAGACAATTTTTATTAGATAATTTAGATTTAGAAGAATATAAAACATTAACAGACCCTTTGATTGAAAGAACTCTTGATGAGTTAGATAGAACACAATTTTCTTCAGAGGAAGAAGAAGATGCTAAAATAAGAGAGAGAAGAAAAAAACAATTTAAAAGTTCTATAGATATTACATCAAAAGAATTTGAAGGGTTTGAGAATTACACTTTTCAATATTATTATAGACAAGCAATGATTGAAGAAGGTCATTTGTCTAAAGAGTTTTTAGAAATGTCTAAAAGTGAGAATGCTTTAAAAGTTTGGAACTTCTTTACAGAACTAAATGACAAAGCTAGAAAGATGGGATATCTAGATAAACAAGGATTGTCTTTCTTTCCATTAATAGAAGCAACCACTCTTCAAAAAATGTCACAATCAGGAAATGTATTAAAAGAAACTAAAGATTTCTTTAAAGACATGTATAGTATAAACCCTAATGAAGAACAATTGTATGCAAAGGTTGATGAAGAGACAGGTGAATTAAAAAGAGTTATTCCTAAATACTTTACAAGAACTAATAAAAATGCATCACAACTATCTACAGACCTTAATAAAGTGGGGCTCATGTGGATTAAATCTTTAATGGAATATGAATCTACAAAAGATTTAGAGTTTCCATTATTAGTAATGCATTCAGTTGAAGAATCTAAAGGATCATTAATTACAGATAATAAAGGAGAAGTTATATTCGAAGGAAGAACTCCTAAAGAACGTGCAGAAAATGAAAATGCAACGTTGTTACAATCAATATTAGATGATTATTTATATGGAATAACAGAGAACTTAAATTCAATGGGTAACATATTGATGACTTCTGGTATTTCTAAGTTATCAAAAAATAAAGATAAAGTAGAAGATAGAACTATATCTACAAAGAAATTATTAAAAACAGGTGATACATATATTAGAAACTTAGCACTTGGTTTAAAACCTTTAGTAGGTGCAGCCAACTGGTTTGGTACACAAATGCAAATGTACATTAGTTCATCAGGAGTTTATCTTCCAGGAGAGTTTCAAAAAAATAATGGAAAAGTTACAATGCCTTTTGGTAAAGGACTTGATTTAATTGAAAAAGCTCTTCTTGATACAATTGCTCCTCTTACAGGAGAAAGTGTTGTAGAAATAAAACAAAGAATGATAGCAGAGAAAAAATCATATGCAAGCTATTTAGCAACATGGACTTTCTCTGATGTAATGATGTCTACAAACTCTTTTGGTGAAAAGAAACTAGAAATGGCAAATGCTTTAACAATGATTGATAATTCTATTGTAGTTAATGGGAAGATTATAAACATTAGACAACACTTAAGAGCTTTAGATAGACAAGCTAGAAAAGGATTATCATTTGAACAAAGAAAAGCATTAGAAGATTCATTTGAAGAAAGAGTTAAAGCTCTTAAAGAAGGAGACACTTCATTAAAAAAATTATCAAAGATTGAAAATGATGAACTAGTTATAGATGGAGTTAGTGATGAAGAACTTGCTAATTTTAGAATGACTATTGTTGACTTTGCAAGAAACATTACAGGACAAATGAGTAATGATGATAAGATGGGATATAGAAGAGATACTATATTTAATTCATTCATGATGTTTAAAGGATGGATTCCTAAGCTTATGTCTGTTAGATATAAAACTATTACAAAAAACACTGCAACCAATGAATGGGAGTATGGTAGATATAGAGCTTTCTTTTCAACGCTGAGTGAAATTGGACTTAGGAATATTTCAGATCTTAGAGACATTACACTAGGTACAGATAAAGGACTTGCTATACTAAATGACATGTTAGAAGCAAAGAAACAACAATACTATTTACAGACAGGAAAAGAACTAATTATATCTGAAGAAGAGTTCCAAGATTTAATGAGATCTCAAATAACTAATATGTATAAAGAACTTAAACTTATAGTTGGAATTCTTGCATTATTAATTGCTGCAAAAATTGCTGATCCTGATGATGATGAAGATATACTAACTAAGAATAGATATAAGTATTTTGCAAAATTAGTAAACAAAGTGTCTGATGAACTTTTATTTTATGTAAATCCAATATCTGCAGACGAAATGACAAGAGGATCTATCATTCCTTCTTTAGGAATTTTTTCAAAATTTGGAAGTCTTCTTAATGCTTTAAGAAAAGAAATATATTATACAGCAATAGGAGATGAAAAAGAAGCAGATAAAACATATCCAATGAAATATTTTATAAATTTATTTCCTGTAGGATCTCAAGCATTAAATGAAGCATTGCCACTAGTTGATGCAGATGCAGCAAAGGTGATGGGCGTTAGAACATCTGCAGAAGCAAGAAGAAAATAATTAAACTTTATGCTATATTATGGTCAAAACTTTAAATATCGCTGAAAATAACAATGCAGAAATGCCTATTTTTGCTTATACTAAAAATAACAAAATGAAAGCATTCTTTCTGAACTTATTGGCAGCCCTACTCTTATTCTTTGCACCAATTCAGCAGTTAGTTATGGTTGTAGGTTTAGCAATCTTACTTGACACATTCACAGGTGTTTATAAATCAGTTAAATTAAATGGATGGAGATCTATTCGTAGTAGAAAGTTATCAAACATAATAAGCAAAATGGTTCTTTATGAGATATCAATCATTGTTCTCTATCCAATTGATAAATTTTTATTGAATGAACTATTACTAAATGTTGTTTCAGTTGAATTCTTTTCTACAAAAGTTGCATGTGTTCTTCTTATTTTAGTAGAGATTACATCAATTAAAGAAAACATAGAAGCTGCTCTTAAAATAAATATCTGGCAAACTTTAAAAAAAGCAATCAATAGAGCAAAAGAAGTTAAAAATGACATTGATGAAATAAAAAACTAATATGAAACTTGATTTAAAATATATTGTAATTATAATTCTTGTAGCCATCATTATATTAATGAGAAGCTGTGAGTCTACAATTATTCCTAAAGAACCAATTGTCATAACTAAATATGACACTATATGGAAAAAAACACATGACACTATAATAAAGAAAGTTACTGTAGATAAAGTGAAGTATGTACCATTTGAAAAAATCATATTTGCAAATGTAGAAGCATGCATGAAAGAATACAACAGACAAACAACATATAAAGATACAATAGCTTTAGATAGTATTGGAAGAATTACAGTGATTGATACAGTGTTTCAAAATCAATTAAAAGAAAGAACTATAATCAAAGACTACAAAATACCTCTTGTCACCAAGACAATTACAATTATAAAACAACCAGATCCTAAAAGACAATTGTATATAGGAGGTAACCTGTTTGGTGATGAGAGAACTGTACAAATAATTACTCCTGGAATATTATATAAAGACAGGAAAGATAGAATCTTCCAAGCTAATGTTGGTGTGGATTTTGATGGTACATTAACATTTGGTGTTGGTACATATTGGAAAATCAACCTAAACAAAAAATAATAACCAATGGTAACAAGTGCACAGTGTTTAAAAAAATATGGTGATCCTACTAAAGAATCTAATATGATTCTATGGGATATACCAACTGAATTAGAAATAGGTGTTATACCTAAAAGACTTTATTGTAATAAAGATTTAATATTGCCTCTTACGAAAGCATTTAAAAATCTTATAGCAACAGGAAATGTAAGAGAACTGAAGACATGGGATGGATGTTTTAATATAAGAAAGATGAGAGGTTTAACTAGTATGTCATTACATTCGTGGGGAATTGCTATAGATGTTAATGCAGCATGGAATGGTCTAAACAAAACACCAGTGTTATCTGCAGGATTTGTAAAATGTTTTACAGATGCTGGGTTTGATTGGGGTGGAACTTGGCAAAGAAAAGATGGAATGCACTTTCAATTAAAATCAATATAATGGCAAAAGCAAGCAACACATCAGAAAAATTAATCACTCCTGATATATCTAGACCAGGAGTACATTCAAAAGCAAAAAGCTCTAGTTTAAAAACTAGTAAAAACTATAAGAAAAAATATAATTCTCAGGGTAGAGTATAATGGAAGTAATATATCAAGGTAATGTAGCAACAGATTGTAGTACGAGAATAACTTGTACCACCACTTCATTGACTATAACTAATATCATTATTAACAACCTTGATTCAAATTATGTATTCAACCTTAATAGATTCATGACTGGACCAGGTATTCATAAGATTCCTATATATGAACTATCTTTAGACGCAGGAGATTCTATAAGAGATACAGAACCATATGTTCTTTTTGAAGGTGATTATATACAACTCATTTCTGATGTAGCTGGAACAACATATTACATTAGAGCAACACAAGAAACATAATGTATGAGAAAATAGATAAGAATGGAAACATCTCAGCTAACTCTGCTAATGTTATTGTAATAGATAAGAATGGGTTAGTAAAAGAAATTAACACAGGGGGAGGAGGAGGACCTCCTTCAGGACCAGCTGGTGGTGACTTATCTGGAACCTATCCTAATCCATCTGTTGTATGGGCTAATGGACAACCAACATATGATCTTGTTTATTATCCTCTTACAACTAATCCTGCAGGTTATCTAACACAACAATCTGTATTACAATATCCTAATCTTGGATCATTTCCTGTAACAGGAGCAGTAAATACAATCTATATTGCATTAGACACTGATGTACCTTATTACTGGGATGGTGTTAGTTATCAAGTTCTTTTAAGTTCAACATCAGGTATAACAGGATTTGGTACTATTAATACGTTACCAAAATTTAGTCCAACAGGTTCTGAATTAAGAAACAGTAGGTTTACAGATGATGGTGCTGTAGGTAGATATGGTTCAACATCTAATTATGTTGAATTTATTACAGGAGCTAACGTTTTTCTTAAATTAGATAGAGGTCAATCAAAAATGCAATTTATTCTTGGTAATCCTCTTATATTTCAAGAGAGTACAATATACTCTGATAATACATATGGAACTGCTTTAGAAACAAAAGGATATTTAGCATTCAGAGTTGGTGCTACAGCAACTACTGAAGGACTTAGAATATTATCTACAGGACAACTAGAATTACCACAAACACCTGCAACAGGAACTATATCTGATTTTGTTCTATTAAGAGACACGTCAGGTAATGTAAAACAAATAGCTTACCCAACTGTACCAACAGTTACACCTGCAGCATTAACTAAAACAGATGATACAAATGTAACTCTTACATTAGGAGGTACTCCTGCTACAGCATTGTTACAAGCAACAAGTATAACAGTTGGTTGGACAGGTACATTAGCAGATAGTAGAATAGCATCTTCTACAGCTTGGAATAACAAGCTTAATGATATTCTATTATCAGACATGAGTATCAATATGCCTGTAAATGCTGCTGCTTCTATAAATAATGTTGTAGGAGCTGCTTTAACTGTTTCTCTTGGACCAACTACAAGAACTATTGCAGACACTAATTTGTTTACAAGAACAACAAGAACTGCTTTAGAAACTACTATTGTTCCAGCAAACGTGCCTTCTTTTAGACAAACTGGTGGTTTTACTATAAATACAGGTTTTAAGGTAGCTTTTAAATTTGGTGCTTCAACTGGAGCAACCAACTCAAATGTTAGATATTCTATGGGTGTGTTCACAGCTGGATTTATTGTAACAAATGTTGACCCCACTACGTTTATAAACTGTGCAGCATTTGCTAGAATAGATGGAAATACTAATTGGCAATTCATTCATAATGATGCAACAGGAACAGCAACTGCAATAGATTTAGGTGCTTCATTTCCAGCAAATACAGTCTCAACAGATATGTATTACGCTGTAATTGAGACAGTGGGTGCAAATATCAAATACACATTAACTAGATTAAATACAGGCGATACAACAACAGGAACAGTGAGTAGTAACTTAGTAGCAGTTTCAACTTTATTAGGACTATGTGCTGGATGTAGCAACAATGCTAATGCTGCAATATGTGCTTTAGATTTTGCAGGAATGCAACTAATTAAATTTTATTAATATGACTTATTACATAACATCAGAATTAATAACATTCAATGATAACAACGAGGTTGTGATTATGGAAGATGGAGAGCCTACATTTGAATTGTACAGAGCTTATTTAATAGCAAATGGCACTGTTTATAACAGAGAGTTTTTTACACAAGAGGAACTTGATAACAGACAATTATAAAAAAAGAATATATTTCAAATAATTACTAACTTATATAAAAAAATATTACCTTTGGAGGTAAAACATTGATCATGAGTATACCAAATAGACAAATAGGCTGGTCCACTGAAAGTAATTTACTTTGGCAAGTGGCTAAACAAATACAAAGACTTTCTGGAATTATAGCTAATTCAGGAGGTGCAATACCAAACTTACAACAAGTAACAGATACTGGAAACGAAACAACCAATGACATTGTAATAAGAGATGGAGATTGGACTTTAAATTTAATAAAAGACATGGGTCTGTCTCCTTTAGTAACTATGACTCACGATGCTTATGGGCCTAAAGGTATTTATGCTGCTCAAGGACTTCAACTTAGTTCAGTTGATGAACTAACGATAAATTGTCAAATGGAAATTCTCGCAGAAAGAACTAATTATATTGGTATTAAAGTTCAAAATGAAGATTTAGTAAATGCAGGAAATAACCTTTTAACTACTCTAACATTTCCATTAACTTCTAGCATAGACCAACTTATTGTGCAAAGGGATTTTGTTTTTCCTGATAAGCCTGATGGTACTTATACTTTAGCCACCACTGCTGATTTACAAACAGTAAGTGTAGCTTCAGATTATCTAAATGATGCAGCAGCAGCAGCTGGTGGAATTGCTGTAGGAGGACTTTATCATACAGCTGGTGTAGTAAAAATAAGACTAGTTTAAAATGAAAAAATTAATTCTATTGTTAATTTTATTTTGTGGATTCAATGTTGAATCTCAAACCATTTGGAATGGTACTACTTGGTCATTGGGAGCTCCTAATGAGTTTGTAGATGCTACAATTCAAGGAAATTATAATGGAGTTAGTTTTAAATGTTATAATCTTCTTATTGAAGCAGGAGCTATGTTAACAATACCTCCTTTTTTATATGTATCTGCTACTAATAATTTAACTGTAAATGGAACTTTGGGATTATCAAACAGTAGTTCTTTTATACAAGTAAATGATTCAGGAACAGTTAGTGGTACAGGAACAATATTCTGTATTAGAAATACCACGCCAATGATTGATGATGATTATACATTTTGGTCAAGTCCAATGGTAAGTAGTACATTAGGATCTAGTTTTAGTTCTTGGGTAACAGATAGAATATTTAATTTCAATACAGCAAACTACATAGATGTAGAAACTACATATAATGGAACTTATATCAATGCACTTCCTGATGGACAAGATGATGATGGGGATGCATGGCAACTAATGGATCAAACAGACATAATGATACCAGGTGTAGGATTTGCAGCCAAAGCATCAAGTGATGTAACAACACCAACTATTTATGCAGCTATATTTACAGGACTGCCTAACAATGGAGTAATTACAGTTCCTTTAGTTATGAGTGGTAATCCATTAAGTAATACAGATGATTTTAATCTTATAGGTAACCCTTACTTAAGTTCTTGTTTTTCAGACAACACTATAAATGCAAATCCAGATATTTCAGGAACGCTATATTTTTGGACACACACAACTGCAATTTCTCCAAGCAATTCAGGGTTAAATATTTTAAACTTTACAAGCAACGACTACTCAAGATTAAATTTAACTGGAGGAACTAAGTCAGTAACTAATAGTGATAGACCAACTAGATACATAGCATCTTGTCAAGGATTCATGGTGAGAGCATTAAATCCTGGAGTATTTACATTTAATAACTCTTTAAGAAATGAGGGATATTCTAATGAAGATTATCACAGAACAGAACAATTACAACAATATTGGATTGCTTTAACTTATGAGCAGCAGTATTCAGAAGTCTTAATAGATTACAGAAGTAACACATCACTTGCAAATGATTACAGGTATGATGAAGAAAATTTAAGTAGCAATACTTGGATTAGTCTATATACAGTAAATGAGAATAACTATAAAATTGAATCTAGAGGTGCTTTCAATAGTGATGATGTTATCTATTTAGGATATAATGCAAATGTCTCTGGTAACTTCACTTTGTCATCAGATGGGTTCACAAACTTTGAGGGATACAATTTAATGTTGTTTGATTCTGAATTTGGTACATTTCATAATTTAGAAACACCTTATAGTTTTAATACAGAAATAGGAACGTTTGAAGATAGATTTATATTAGTTTATCAAACTACATTGGAAACTGAAGAACTGACACATCAAGGTTTGTTTGTATTCCCTAATCCTGTAAAAGATACTTTATATATAGAAGGAGAAATATCTTCAAGATATAACATCATAGATTCTTTAGGAAGAATAATTATAGCTGACTGCAATGAAATACAATTAGATGTGAGTAACTTATCAAAAGGTGTTTACATCATTAAATTTAGAACTGGTCAAATGCTAAAATTTATAAAATAATAGATTATGAAATTACTTTTCTTATTGTTTCCTGTATTTATGTTTGGTCAAAATTTGATCATCACAAAAGACAGTTTAATTATAACTATCAAGCTGAAAATAGAAAATAGAGGAATTCTAAAAAAAGACACAATCTATAGTTGTGGAAATACTAACGTGATGATTGATGAAAAAACAATTTTTATATATGCAGAACACCAATATTTAAAAATCCCTATTAAAAAATAAATAAAATGAAAAAAATAATTTTCTTATTACTAGCTATGATTAGTTTAGTAAGCTGTTCAAAAGAAACAGAAAGCTCTTTTAAAGAAAGTAGATTAGCTGTACTACCTAGTTATAACTTTTCAATTAGTAATGGAACTTACACGCCATTAGTTAATAAGACAGTGTTTCAATCAGAATTACAATTGAATACAGATGCAACATCTAGTGTGATCAATTTGCCTTTTCCATTTACTATATATGGAGAAGCAATGACAAATGTATATCTATCTAATAATGGGTATATTGCTTTTGGAACTGCACCAAATAGAACAACAATTAACAACGCAATTTCATCAAGCGAAACATTAGCTAAATATTTAATTTCATTTAGCAATCAAATCGTAGCTTGGAATGGCGAGGGTTCACAACCTGAAATAAGTTATGGTCAAAATGCTAATAATGATATGGTATTTCAGTTTAAAGATGTATCTATTCAAACAGCAAATCAAGTTAGAATGACTTTTCAAATTATACTAAAAGCTAATGGTTCAACAGTACAAATTGTGTTTGGACCAAATTGCACAGGTCATACTCAAATCTCAAATACAACTCCTAGAAGTTTTGAAGTTGGTTTAAGAGGTTTACAAGTTGCTCCTACTTGGAATCCAAATACTATTTTTAAACAAACAGTTGCTGGTGGTTATCACAACAGAGTTTTAACATCAGGAAATTGGAATATACTTAGTAATGTAAAAGTAGGAACACAACCTAGTTCTGGAATGTCTGCAAGAACAGGTATTAACATACCACCAACAGTTATAACTAATATGGTGGTAATGCCTAATAGTGGATTAACTTATCAGTGGACAGCAATTTAAAATTATAAGAAGATGAGCATACCTAATAAGCAAATAGGATGGAGCCAAGAAGAAAATCTTCTGTGGCAAATATCTAAAGAATTAGATAGAATGATTTCTATTATGTGTACAGGTTCTTGTCCAACAACTACCACCACCACTACAATAAATTGTCATTGTTATACAATAATAAATAATTCAAAAAGTGGTTCAACATATTCATATGTAGATTGTTTAGGAAATGTAATAAATGATAATCCAATATTAGGTGAAGAAACTTTAAATATATGTGCTATTTTTGATTCAATTGTTTTTCCTGATGGTTTAATAATAGACAATGGTGTGTGTTTAGAAATTTGTAATTATTCTTGTAGCTTTTATGAAATTGTGGCTCCAGCTGAGCCTATTGGAAATTGGGATATTTCATATGTAAACTGTGATGGAAGTTTTATTAGAACTACTATAGAAAATAATGATGAATTTACAGAATGTATGGTTGTAGGATCATTAACGTATGATCCAGAAGGATTAATTGTAACAGATTTAGGAGATTGTATAGTTAATACTACAAGTACATTTGTTGAATGTGGCATAGTAGGTGATTGTGGTAAATTCTGTGAAGAACCATTTAATTATTATGATGTATATATGACACAAAACTGCATTGATAATTGGCCATCAATAGGGTGTGAAGTGTGGCTTGATGCAAAAAAAAGAACAGCATTTCCTGATGGAGGTTATAGTAATGGAACTGAAGTTGGATGTATTGTAATAACAGATGGAATAGTAACTGCAATTTAATATAAAAAATATGGCTATACCAAATAAACAAATAGGTTGGAGTATAAAAGCTAATCTTTTATGGGAAATATCAAATCAACTTGATAAGACATTAAAATCTATATGTACAGGACCTTGTCCCACAACAACTACAACAACAACTGTAGCACCTTAGAATAAAAAAATAACAATAAAACCAACTACATTATGAAAGAATTAAAATTTGTACAATGCTGCCCAAGCGATATTTATTATACATGGCAAGTGAATCTTTGGATGGAGAGTCTTAAAGAAATAGGACATTCAGATAAAGCAATCAACCTTATATTCACTCCTAAAGGAAGAGAGAATAAAGACAAGTGGAAACAGATACAAGATTTGTATCCAGAAGCTGAGTTTCACTTCTATGAAGATGAAGATAATTTAAATAGATTAATTGGAATATATATTCCTGTATTAAGACCATATGTTCTTTGGAAACATTTCAAAGCACATCCAGAATTAAGTGATTGTGCTATATTCTATTGTGATTCAGATATTCTTTTTATGAAAGATTTTAATGTGGATCAGTTTTTGGAAGATGATGTAAACTACTTATCAGATACAAACAGCTATATCAATGCTAAATATTTTGATAGTAAAATTAATCAAGTGCTACCAGAGAAACTAGAAGAATATAAAAATAGAGACATTCTTGCAGAAATAGCAAGTGTAATAGGAATAAGCAGAGAAATATGTGAAGCTAACAATGATCATTCAGGAGGAGCTCAATATCTATTAAAGAATGTAGATGCTGAATTCTGGAGTAAAGTTATGAATGATTGTATTCTTATAAGAACCTATTTACAACAAGTGAATAGAGAATTCTTTAAAGATGAGAACAGTGGATTTCAAAGTTGGTGTGCAGATATGTGGTCTGTTCTTTGGAATATATGGGTTAGACAACAAGAAACAAAAGTGGTTAAAGAACTAGCATTTGCTTGGGCAACAGATCCACTTATTAAATTAGATACGCATACAATCTTTCATAATGCAGGAATAGTTTCTGAAACAGGAAATGGTTATCCAGCTTTCTATAAAGGTAAGTATCACATGGGAAGTGATCCAACGAAAGATGTTAACCTAGATATGATATTAAATAATGAACAATCAAAGAAATATTGCACATGGTTCTATGCAAAGAAATTAAATGAACTAAAAGATAAATATAACCTTAATTATTAATAAATAAATTTAAACAAATGACACCAAACAAACGTGACCTTAAAGCCTATGTAAGGTTTGATGGTTCTGGACGAATAGTTCCAGGAAGCTTAATACTTAGACGTAACAAACCTAAAGTTGGAAAATGGCAAGAAATAACAGCATATGAGTGTTGTAATCCTACCACTACAACTACAACAACTCCAGCTCCATAATTATGGCATCTTTATTTCCAGAAGAAATGATGAGTAGAACAGCTATAGATTTATCTTTAGAATCTATAGCTGCTAAACTTACTTATTTCCATGAGCAATTACATTTGACTCATTGGCAAACAACTAGTTATGCAGAGCATCAAGCCACAGGAGCATTGTACGATTATGTACATGATTTCAAAGATGGACTAATTGAAAAGATTATGGGATATACAGGTAGAAGACCTAGCCCATATAAAATAGAACCTCTTACAAACTGTACAGCTGGTGAGTGTGTTAATAATCTTTTATCTTTTGCATCAGCTTTAAAAGCATATGGTGAGAAGAATGCTTTTCATGATGTATGTAATCTAGCAGATTCATTATCAGGAGAAGCAGCTAAAACAAAATACTTATTAACATTGTCATAAATGCAAGTCAATAGAAGATTTTTTCCTAAAAAGATGCAAGACAATGATGAAACATTCATTGCCTCTCTTTTAGGACTAATAGAATCTGTTGATGAATTATGCTCTGTAGAAATAACTAAAAATAGTTATTCTTATAGATTTAGAATAGCAGCAAGTCATCCAATGTACAACAATATGCTTATAGAAGAAATATTAAAATTCCATAACATGTTTGATATACGAATAAACATGAGCAAGAGTATTAAAACAACAAGCGTGATTACGTTTGAAATAACATTAAACGAATAACATTATGGCAACATGGATAAAAGCAGGGTTCTGGCAACAATTATGCAAACCTTGTATAGGGTATAAGGGATGGCTTAATTTAGATAAGCTTATTGCAGATATTGCTGGTCCAGGAGTTCCTGGTCCTATTGGTCCTGAAGGTCCACAAGGTGTTCAAGGTGAACAAGGTCAAAAAGGTGATCAGGGTATTCAAGGAATACAAGGTGAGCAAGGACAAACTGGAGACCAAGGGCCTCAAGGTACAGCTGGTAACTCTGTTACTATATTAGGTTCTTATGCAGACCTTGCAGCATTTAATGCTGGAGCTGGAAGTCTTCCTGGAGCTAACATTGGTGATGCTTGGATTTTATTATCTGATGGATCATTAATGACATGGAATGGAGCAGTGTGGTTTGATGCTGGAGATATAAAAGGTCCTCAAGGAGACCAAGGAGTACAAGGACCTCAAGGAATACAGGGAGAACAGGGACCACAAGGAATTCAAGGTTTACAAGGAGTTCAGGGTAACCAAGGTGTAAAAGGAGACACTGGTGCTCAAGGACCTGCAGGTCTTCCTGGATTATTTGCTCAAACTGCTGATGGAGGTCCTGTAACTGCTACAACAGTAGAAACAACAATAATAGGCCCTGGGGTAGGTACATTAAGTGTTCCTGCAAATGGATTTCAAATAGGAGATAGTTTTACATGTGCTTTAGATGGTGTAATATCCTGTGTAAGTTCAGGAGAAATACGAGTTAGAATTAAAACACTAAGTGGTGCATTACTTGCTGATACAGGAATTATTGACTTAGCAGCAGCCACTGATAAATCTTGGATATTAAGTTTATATTTTACAATTAGAACATTAGGAGCACCAGGTGTTGCATCTATTTCATCAGGTGGATTGTTTTCTTATATAAGAAATGGTGGTACACAGTTTGAAGGATATGTTTTAAGTGCAGTAAATAATACAACATTTGATACAACTATTAACAATACACTTGTAATCACTGTTCAATGGAATACAACTAACGCAGGTAATTCAATATTATCAAGAAACTTTACACTAACAAAAATATATTAATACTTGTATATATAAGAAACATTATATACATTTACTGTTAATTTTTAAAACCAACTACAATGCAAAACAATTATGACCCTAACAAGCGTTACACATGGACTCCTGAAGACACATTTGAATTAACAGGACGTGACTTTGGATTGATTTTAAACATGTTAAGAAGCATGCTTAATACAGAGGAAGCAGCAAAAATCCTATTAGCTCAACAAGCAAATTCAGCAATTGAAGCAGTTTTAGCAAGAGGTGTTGAAGCAGGACATGTTAAAGAAATGGTAGAAGAAGTTTCTTCTAAAGATTTGTAAAACCTAAGTGTTGGGAGATGAATAACACTTAATAAAAAGCTCTTCTCTATGAGAATATACGAACCAAAGAATAGAATAGATGTTATAACACCCAAGGGAGATGGTGTAATATTTCTTGTGACTGAACTAGGTCATGAAACTGATACCATCTATACAATTATAATAAACACTACAGGTGAGATGTGGCAATACACTCACAAAGATATAATAGTTAAACCCAATATAACATTTAAACGCTATGTCAACACATAAAAAAGGCTTGAAAAAAGCAAAAGATGGAGATCTATTAGATAGAGTTTCTAAAACAAAAGTAACAGATGTTCCTGCAAAAGCAGAAAGATTTGGTAAAAGAATGGTTGAAAAAGGAAAAAAACTTGCAAGTGATACAGTTAAAAAAGTAAAGAACGCTACAGTGGGAGATGTTGCTGAAACTGTTGCAAGTTCAACACCAGTTGGTATGGCTTACAATCTTGCTAAAAAAGCTGCAAATACTGAAGTTGGTAAAAAAATTAAATCTGCTATTGGTATGAATAAAAATGGTGGTTCTGTTAAAAAAATGAAGAATGGTGGTTCTTTATCAGGACTTAAAGCATCTACTAAAAGAGACAAAGGAATTGATCCTAAAGGGGCATTCACAAAGGTTCAAAAGAAAACATTAAAAGGTGCTAAAGGAAAAGCTTCTCTTACTAAAGACAAACAACTTGGTGCTACCAAAATGACAGCTAGGTCTGGTGCTAATATGAAAAAAGGCAAAAGCTGTTAACTCATGGCAACTGATAAGAAATGGATTCTTCTTATCC